TGCCCTCGTCCGCACTCTCCGCCGCCGTCGCAGCTGTCAAATGCTCCATGCCAATTCCATTGAATGATGTCTTCATCTTCCATTCCTCCATTTTTTCTTTCTTCTTTTTCTGTGTTCTTTTTTCTTAGGTTTACACCCCTGCGTCGTTCGTTTTGCCTTGCTCGAAGTCACACTGTCATTGCGAAGCGCTCGTTACGACGTAGAGGCGCAAACTTACAGTGTCATTGCGAACCGTCCCGCAGGACGGTGTGGCAATCTCTCCATCGCGCAGCGATGATGCGCCGGAGGCGCATTTTACGAGGAACGCGCCTTGCAGGGACGGGGGTTACGGATTGCCACACCAGCGCGCGGCGCTGGTTCGCAATGACAGTGTGACTTCACACAGGGCGCAAAAACCACACTGGCTACGAACGTCAAACGCGATGCGAAGCGCTCGTTACGACGTAGGGGCGCAAACTTACAGTGTCATTGCGAACCGTCCCGCAGGACGGTGTGGCAATCTCTCCATCGCGCAGCGATGATGCGCCGTCAGGCGCATCCTACGAGGGACACCCCGTCGGAGACATCCCTTAAACCAGAAAATCCGCGACTGTTTCGGTCTTTTCGCCCTTCGCGCGCAGCTGGGTCGCCACGGGGAACCGCTCGGCGGACTTCTCCGTCAGCGCCTCGCGCACCGCGCGAAGCTCCTCGGCCGTCATGCGGTCTGCGAGGGCGCGAAGCTGCGGCTCGGACAGGCCGAGTTCCACCAGAAGCCCCAGCCTCGTCACATCGCTGCGCAGCTCGCCGAGGTAAATTCTCCCCAACGCGGCATCCGCCTCCAGCGCGCGGAACGTGTCGGACGCGCCGCCGCCCGCGCCGTTCCACGACTTGATCACACCGGCGCGCGGCTGGGCGGGGACGGCGACAAACGAAAATTCATAGGCGTCGATCGGGTCGGCGAGAACGGCGCAGCACACCTCGCCCGCGTAAGTCTCGCCCTTGCGATGCTCGCAGGTGCCGTAGGCGGCGCCGCAGATCGAGCACGTCGCGCTGCCCATCGCGCAGCCGACGCTGACCTCTTTTTTGATGCCCGCCTCGATCTCGGCGATCGTGTCGCGCGTGCGGTCGCTGCGCAGCATATACGCCCACGCGCGCAGGAACGTCGCGCCGTTTTCGACCTCGCAATGACAGTCAAAAATGCGCGCGACCTGTCGGTCGGCGGACCAGTCGTGGTCGACGATGCCGGTCTTGCCGACGAACATCGGCGCGAGCTTGTGCAGCGCCTCGGTCGAGAAGCGCTCATAGTCGCGGTCGATCTGGTCGTCGCACAGGCGCACCGAAAAGGCGTAGACCGCGTCCTCGTCGACTCTGCCGCGCGCCAGCTCGTTGATCGCTTCGAGTTGGCGCGGGTCGGGCGTGCCGGTGCGCAGCACCGCGCCCTCTTTTTGGATCTCCATCAGTTGTTTCCTCCTAAGTTTTCCAGAATTTCCTGTGTTTCCGCACGGTACAGCGCCGCCTGTGCCTCGTCCACGATGTCCTGTAGGCTCACGTCCTCCCAGTCGATGGAGAAGCTCGCGCCGCAGCCGCGCAGCGCCAGAAACGTGCGGCAGATGCGTTCGAGCACGGGCTGAACGGCGCGGCGGATCGCCCAGATTTCGCTGGTCAGCAGGTCGGCCTGCTGGGCGCTCATGCGCTCGGTCGAGGACCAACTCAGACCGAGCAAAAACGGCGGCAGGCCGGTCGCCGCAACAAGCTGCTCCAGAATCTGCCGTACCGGCACCTCGGAATTGAGCACCTGCCCGTCCGCGCCGATGACGCGGATGTCCACGTCGCCGACGGCAACGAAGTCGCGTACCTCGCCGGAGCGGGTCGCCTGCATCGCGCGCGACCACTCATCAGCCATTTGCTGTGCGCGGTCAGAGGCCATTGCGCGGTCTGCGGCGTCGCCGTTCGGGCGGTACACGACCGAGTAGCGCACGTTGCCCGCGCGCTCCCAGTTCAGCCCGATCGTCCGGTAGATCTGCATCAAAATTTCCGCCAGAAACGGCATCGACCGGAACAGCGACACGCCGTAGGGGTGCGCCGGGTCGGGGTTGAGCGTCGAAAACAGCAGCAGATTTTGGTACGGAAGTGTGCGAAGCTGTCCGGTTTCGTCGCGCTGCGCGAGCGCAAAGTCGAGCGGCGTGTCGCCCTCTAAAACCTCGACCGTCGCCACATCGCCCCAGCAGACCGCGCACAGCCGCCCCTGCGAGACGACCATTTCGCCGATCGCGCGCCCGCACGTCAGCAGGCTGTCGAGATACGCCGACAGGAAGCTGTCCATGCCGAACTGTCCGCGTCCGACGGACACCGTCCGCAGAAATTCCCGCAGCGCCGTCTCCGCCTGCGCGTCCGCGCACGATACCGAAAAGCCGCCCGTCAGCCGCACGAGCTTCCCGACGGCGGCGTCCAGAATCGGGAGCGATTCGCGCATCGCGCGGTAGAGCCGGAGTTCGCCGCCTCCCAGCGGCGCCGTCCGCTCCAAAAGCCCGCCCGTGAAATCCCCCGTCCGGAGCTGCGCCGCCACCGCCGCCCCGCTCCCCTTTTTCATTCTTTTCATCCTTGTTTCCCTTTCTGTGTGTTGTGTGTTCGTCGTTCCGCGCGATGACAAGCGAAAGGTTCGCTGTCAGCGTCGTTCGTTGCGCCTTGCGTGAGGTCACACTGTCATTGCGAACCGTCCCGCAGGACGGTGTCCTCATTGGAACATCCGCTTTGCGGATGTTTTAATGAGGTCGTCGCTCCGCTCCTCGCAATGACACTGAAATTTTCTGCTGCTCACGTCGTACTACGCTTCGCATGGCACTTGACATTCGCAGCCTGCGTCATTCGTTTTGCCCTGCTTGAAGTCACACTGTCATTGCGAACCAGCGCCGCGCGCTGGTGTGGCAATCCGTTTCCCCCGTCCCCTGAATTTATTCTTTTTTCTTTCTTCTTTTCCCTCATCCTACCCTCTCCTGACACTGAGGACGGCGAACGGTTCGGCGCGGTCGGGCACGGCCATGCAGAAGTAGCGCAAATCGTCCATCGCGTGGTCGTGTTCCTTGCGGACGGCGTCGTGGCCGGAGCGCTCGTCCCAGCGGTACTGCGCGAACTCGCGCAGGCAGTCGCGGCACGCGCTGCATACCACGACCTTGCCGGATTTGAGCAGGTCGGCGGTGCGCCGGATGCCCGTCAGAACGTCGTTGTCGGCGCGCCGCACCGCCCACCCGTCGCGGCGAAGCGTCTCGATGAAGCTGGCAGCCGACGGGTCGACAATGACCGCGCGAATCTCGCGCCCACCGGCAAGCTCGCGCAGCGCGGCAGCGTACTCGGCGTCGGTCATCTGGCGATTTTCGCGCCGCGAGTCGAAGTAGAACTCGCGCACGCGGTACCAGACCTCGCCCATTCTCCCCCAAAGCCCGAACGACGCGGGATTGACCGTGCCGTAGTCGCACGAAATGTACCATTCCGCGAACGGCCCATTCGGGACAGGCGGCGCGCTCGACGGGTCGAAGAAGTCGTAGACCAGCCCCTCCGCCGCCACCCATTCACCGAGGACATAGCGCCGATAGAACGCACCGTCGTACATCCGCTCGTAGCGCGCCCGAACGGACGGCGCCAGCGACGGATTGTCGTCCATCGTGAACCGCAGATGCAGCGCGTTGCGCGTCTCGGCCTGCTCGATCCACTCGCGGTGGAACCAGTGGTCGGGGTAGTCGGGGTTGCAGTTGAACCACAGCCGCGACCCCGTGACCGAGCAGCGCGCGCACGCCTGCTCCACGAACGAGCGCGGCATCAGCGCCACCTCGTCGAGCAGAACGCCCGCCAGCGTCGCGCCCTGAATCAGGCTCGCGGAGCTTTCGTCGCGCCCGCCGAACAGGTAGTAGTCGTTCTCGCGCCGCCCCTTGCGAATGGTCAGGCGATTTTCCGACCGCCGCTCGGTGATTTTGAACCCCATCCGGCGCAGCGGGTCGAACAGCTCCTCGATCACATTGCGCCGCAGCGCCGAGATCGTCTTGCCGCACAGCCCGAAGCGCCGTCCGGAGAAGCAGGTCATCGACCAGAGCATGAACCCCAGCCCCATGCTGAGCGTCTTGCCCGACCGAACCGCCCCGTCGCAGATCAGCGCGTCGTACTTCGACCATTCGCTCTCCGGCCGCCACCAGCTTAACGCGATCTGCTGTTTCTCCGAAAAATCATTAAAATGAAGCACCGTCCACGTCCTTTTCAGTCATTTCCAAAAAATCCAAACGCATCGTCCTCCTCGCAGAGCGCCTGAAGCAGCTCGATCGCCTTGAGTCGGTCGACGAGTTTGACCTCGACCGTGCCGCGATCGGAGCGTTTGACCTCGGTGAGCAGCGTCAGGTCAAGCTGATCGACCGGCGCGTCGGGGTCGAGGACGAGCCGCACGCAGTCATTTGCGCGCCCGAACGCGAGACGCCGAAGCTGCGCCGTCAATTCGTCGCGCGTCACCGCGCGTTCCGTGTCCATTCTCTCAGCCTCCTCCCACCCCTAGTCTCCAATCCGCCCGAAGTTGCACAGATTCGTGCAACTTTTCAGAAAAAAGGTAAAAAAATATTTTCAAAACGCAAAACCGTTGATTTCGACACCCCAATGTGTTATACTCGTACCATTCGCGGGTATAATTCATCGGTAGAATGCGACCTTCCCAAGGTTGATAGGTGGGTTCGACTCCCATTACCCGCTCCACGTCGTCGCGGACGCCATATCGTTCGCGACGACGTTTTTTTATTTCTTCTTTTGCCCCGCAGGGGCGAGCACTCAGACCGGGATTTTGCGACGCAAAAAAATAGTGTCATCCTGAGCGGAGCGGCAAAGCCGCGCAGTCGAAGGATCTGCACTGGGACACGCAGCCCTCGTCCCCTCACAAGGGCGAGCGTGGTACCGGCTTGCCTGCGAGACCAGCAAAAAGCGTGTCATTCTGAGCTTGTCGAAGAATCTGCACGAGAAGTTACAGCCCCCGCCAGTGCCTACGAATTTCCGACGCGCTGGAGCGAACCTTTCGTACCGCGGGAACTGCGACCTCAAGTGCAGATCCTTCGACTTCGCTGCGCTCCGCTCAGGATGACACGCTTCTTTTGCTTCGCGAATGGCGAGTGCCTTCCACGCTCGTTTTTAGGGCCTCGTAAAATCCAACACAGCGCCCCATCAAAATTCCCCTCCCTCTTGAATTCCTACAAAAAAAGTAGTAATATAGAACGCAAAGGGAGGGAATGCTGTGAATATCACGACGAAAGGGCGCTACGCGCTGCAGGTGATGCTGGACTTGGCGCGGCAGGCGCCGGGCGAATACGTTTCCCTGAAGGCCGTCGCGGAGCGGCAGGAAATCTCCGTGAAATATCTCGAGGCGATCGTGGCGGTTCTGGCGCGTGCGGGTCTGGTGGATTCGACGCGCGGCAAGACCGGCGGCTACCGCCTCGCGCGCCCGGCGGAGACGTATACCGTCGGCTCTGTGCTTAAGCTTGTCGAGGGTACCCTCGCGCCCGTCTCGTGCCGACAGGAGGACGCCTGCCCCAGACAGGATCAGTGCGCCGCGCTGCCCCTGTGGGAGCGGCTGGACGCGATCGTGGACAATTTCCTCGAATCTGTCACCCTCGCGGATGTTCTTTCCGGAAATATCCCAGTATAGCCCGCTAACTCCTATTGACTTTGTAGGAAAATGATGCTACCATAGAGATAAGAAACCAGATCATTTCATCTGAAAGAAGGAATCTGTATGCAAGTCTACGCCGATAACGCGGCCACCACCGCACTGAGCAAGACCGCGCTCGACGCGATGATGCCATATCTGACCACGCTGTACGGTAACCCGTCCAGCCTGTATACGCTCGGCCAAAAGTCTGCCGAGGCTATTTTGCAGGCGCGTGAGGATGTCGCCGCCTGCCTGAACGCCGACGCCAAAGAAATTTACTTCACCGGCGGCGGCAGTGAGGCCGATAATCAGGCCATCCTCTCCGCTGCGCAGCGCGGCGCGATGAAGGGCAAAAAGCACATCATCTCCACCAAATTCGAGCATCACGCCATTCTCCACACCCTGAACAAGCTGCAAAAACAGGGCTACGAGATCACCCTGCTCGATGTTCATGAGGACGGCATCGTCCGCCTTGACGAGCTGAAGGCCGCCATCCGCGAGGATACCGCGCTCGTCACCATCATGTTCGCCAATAACGAGATCGGCACCATCCAGCCGATCGCCGAGATCGGCGAGATCTGCCACGAGGCGGGCGTCCTGTTCCACACCGACGCCGTGCAGGCCGCAGGCCATGTCCCGATCGACGTGCAGGCCATGCACATCGACTACCTGTCCCTCGCCGCGCATAAGTTCCACGGCCCCAAGGGCACCGGCGTTCTGTTCGCGCGCAAGGGCGCGCCGCTGTATAACCTCATCGAGGGCGGCGCACAGGAGCGCGGCAAGCGCGGCGGCACCGAGAATGTCGCCGGTATCGTCGGCCTCGCCGCCGCACTGAAAGAGGCTGTCGCCCATATGGACGAGAACGCGAAATACGTCTCCGCCCTGCGCGACCGCCTGATCGACGGCCTGTCCGTCATTCCCCATAGCCGTCTGAACGGCAGCCGCGAGCACCGCCTGCCCGGCAACGTCAACTTCGTGTTCGAGGGCGTCGAGGGCGAGTCCATGCTCCTGCTGCTTGATGCAAAGGGCATCTGCGCCTCGTCCGGCTCGGCGTGTACCTCCGGTTCGCTCGACCCCAGCCACGTTCTGCTGAGCATCGGCCTGCCGCACGAGGTCGCGCACGGCTCGCTCCGCCTGACCCTCTGCGAATCCAATACCGCCGAGGAGGTCGACCATATCATCAGCTGCGTCGCCCCCATCGTCGAATACCTGCGTAATATGTCCCCCCTCTGGGACGAACTTGAGAAAGGAGAACGTACCCATGTTATATAGTGAGAAAGTCATGGACCATTTCACCAACCCGCGCAACGTCGGCAAGATCGAGGACGCCGACGGCATCGGCGAGGTCGGTAACCCCAAATGCGGCGATATCATGAGAATGTATATCAAGGTGGATAACAACATCATCACCGATGTGAAGTTCAACACCTTCGGCTGTGGCAGCGCCATCGCCACCAGTTCCATCGCCACCGAGATGATCAAGGGCAAGAGCGTCGACGAGGCGCTGACCCTCTCGAACAAAGCCGTCGTCGAAGCGCTCGACGGCCTGCCCGCGTATAAGCTCCATTGCTCCGTTCTGGCAGAGGAGGCCGTCCGCGCCGCCGTCAAGGATTATTACGACAAAAACGGCATCGAGTACGACCCCAAGGACTTCCCCGCCTGCGACGATTGCGAGCATTGCGGCGAATGATCCAACGCGAAGCAGCAAAGGCAAATGCTTTCACGCGATTCAGCAAAGACAAATGTCCGGCGCAAATCTGCAACGGCGAATAAGCCAGCGCAGATCAGCAAAATAGTGTAAAAGAACCCGCGGAAGAGTCCCCTCTCCCGCGGGTTTTT